CTGCAGCGGACTGCGCTTGTCCAGCAACTCCATCAGCATAAGACTGAGCATTTGAGTATGCTTGACCTGCGACTGTATCAGCATAAGATTGTGCTTGTCCTGCAACTCCGTCTGCATAAGACTCTGATGCAGATTGTGCTTGTGATGCTACCCCGTCAGCATAAGACTGTGCGTTGGAGTATGCCTGTCCAGCTACGCCATCTGCGTAAGACTGTGCATTGGAATAAGCTTGACCAGCTACTCCATCAGCATAAGACTCTGCATTTGCTGCTGCTCCTGCTGGATCGTAGTAAGCATCTACTGTGGCACGATCAATTGAAAGTTCCCCTGCTGTGACATCAAATTCACTTGAAACAGAGGTGATTAATGTTTCACCACCAATGAGGTCAATAATATATTGATCTGAAGCTGTTTCTGTAAGTACTTGGTTTCCGTCAACAGTTGCTGTTGTACCTTCAACTACAAGTCCTTGCTTTATCTTAAAGTTTTTATTTACCGTTGCCATTTTTGATCTCCTTTACTTAGGCCTTCAAACCAATGCGAGCATATCGCAAGGTTATAGGGGTCATGATTGGGTCTGGAGTAATACTGAGGGCAACTGTATTACCAACCCTGGAGACGCTAATGGTGCCAATGTTCCCATCGTTGTCAATTGTTCCATACTCGCTTACGGAAACATCTGTTCCGTCAACTAGTATTGTCATCTCTGTAGCATAAAAGAAATTATCTCCAGAAGAAGTCTTTGATAAGGAGATTATGTACTTAACCATTCTCCATTGTGTTGCATCAAAATTATCAAAAACGGTTATATTTTCAATACCGTTTATTGTATTCTCGTTGTTGCCAAAAGATCCAAGGTTGGTCGCTTGACCAGCAGTAGTATCAATTAAATCTATGTAGTCTTGCTCACTGGGACGATCTCCAGTTTCAAACTTTGCTTTTACGTTTGGAAGGGATATTTGGGTCATGTGGTAATTATATCATGTATTTTAAATAATATAATTACTAAAACCAATTATTTGCAAAGGAATTGGAGGAAAATTTTGTGGAGAAGTTCCAGGTACTTTTACGGAAGTAAACCTAATTCTAAAGGGAAGTGTCTGATTTATTGTTGTAAGCCTTATGTCTTTTTGCTTAATTGTTTTAACAATAAATGAAGAGTTTTGTATCCTTTTTGTTTTTACTGGACTTTTATCAAATATAACAGCAGAAGCCATTATTCTGTCACATCTTCAAGAACTATAATCTTGCCCTGTGCAACTGTCCAAACAATTTGATCTTGTTCTAGAGAAACCTCAATATCAAAAATATCATTTGTTTGCAGTGTGCCTGTTTGTATGGATGTTAGAGATACAGTAAATTCTCCTTCAGCATCATCATTTGCTGGAGCTGGAGTTAGAGTATAAAGCAAGTCTGCATCATCTGTAATTTCTCCAGACACTACTGGATCTGTTGTTGGTCTTTTAATCTGCATAGAGATATTCCAGTCTGGAATATTTAATGGTACCCCAGCATCATCAGTTAGGTAGACAGAAAATGCTGATGTATCTCCCTTTACAAATGTCCAATTAACAAATGGTGGTTTCTCGCCAATGTCATATGTGCTTTTTGTTTCTTGTCCTCTGTATGTAGCCATTATGCTAATCCCTCTTTTAGTGATCCCCAAGTACCGTTGCCTTTTGGCTGACCAACAATAATTATACCTGAAATATTTGATTTAGCTACAATTGCAACAACTGAAGCGTTATCTGGTTTTACTTTTGTAAGTCCGCCTGATGCACCAACATAAAGTTTATCTCCAGCAAGGTATGAGCCTGTATTTATACCATCAAAAACACCAGAAATAATTACACTGCTTGTTGCATTATTTCCAATTGCTTCTTGAGCCAAACCTAAAACTGGAAAAGTTGCACTATCTGAAGACTGACATTTTGCAACGGTAGCAAAACCAGCCACTGAAGAATATCCAGTAATATAAACTGGATCTCCTTTAGCAATATTTACTCCACTATCATTATGTACTCCAATAGCCAAATATGTCTTTAAGATATCTCTTAGAACAGCATCTACTGTTTCTGCAAGAGACTGCATATCCCCATGAACGTTTACTGGGTCGCTAGATAGTGGAAAGGGTATGTCGTAATTAGTTGTTATTCCTGTAGCCATAGTCATTCTATTATACCACTTCAAAAAAATAATATATTTTATTATAAATTTATTACTAAAATAATGTACAAATCGGACATTGACTTGTACTTGTCAGTAGAAACATGATATACTTAATCATGAGACCAAAGTGGGTCTCATTCGTTTCTTAGGAGGTAAAAACTATGAGAGAAACTAAAGTGTGGTTTGGGGTATTATTGATGGTGGCTTCTTCAGCGATATTTGCTAATAACGCTAACGCTACCCCCAAGAATAATTTACTAAAACAATCTATATCCAAGGAATCAGCTGCCGCCCCTAAAGCGGCATTTGTTGTTTCTAAGCAATCTATTCTTAATAAATACAAAAATGCATCAACTTTATCAGACAAAGATTTATACTTGCTTTTGGGTGCAGTTGGCTTTGAAGGCAAAAAACTCAAAGAGGCTTGGGCTATAGCAAAAAAAGAGTCTAATGGAAGACCAATAGCCTTTAACGGAAATTCAAGAACTGGAGACAGCTCATATGGTATTTTTCAAATTAATATGATTGGCAGTCTAGGTCCTGAAAGACGGGAAAAATTTAATTTAAGATCAAACTCTGACTTATTCAACCCAGTAATAAATTCACAAATTGCATATCATATGAGTGCTGGTGGAAAGAACTGGGCTGCTTGGAAAGGCTTAACAGAGAGAACTAAAGCCTGGATGAAAAAGTTTCCACACTAAACTATATTTGCCAAAAAAGATTTTTAGTTTCGTATATTTCTGAGTCTATAGAACAAAGAGATGCTATGTGTTCTTTTTGTTTTTCACTTAAAGATTCATAAATTTCTTTGGAATGACTATTTTTATATTTGTTTTCTTCCATTTGTACATTATTAATTTTTGCATCTTTAATGTTTAGATCTAATAATATTTTATTTTGAATAATTAAACGATTATTTTCTGTTAGTTCTTGTGTTTTAAGAAATAAAGACATTTTAGATATTTTATTTAAAACATTTTCTTTTGTTGTTAATTTTTCATCATACACAAAAGTGCCATTTTTGCTAATAATTATTGGAGAGACTATATTCTTTGATTGATTATTATAAAGATAACGCCCTTGGTCGCTGATAAACCATTTTAAAAAATTTTCTTTATTTATTTTGCTTTCTGATTTAAAAGATTCGTTGTGAACATACGTACTGACTATTTGTTTACAGGGTTCTCTAAATATACATGTTACGTATGTAAAATCAGTTATTTTATTTATCCATTGATTATGCGTGTTTCCTTTTACATCATAACTTAGCCAATCTATATTTGAATCTTTTATTATGTTTTTAAGTGGATCTAAAAAATTATGCGTATAACTTTGTCCACCATTTTTTCTAATGTGTAAAAAATAAAAACTATCAAATATTTTTTGGGTCATATTATTTAAAACTTACTGCTTTTGATATGTCCCATTTCAATAATGTTAACATTAAAATGCGAAGGAAGGGATCCTACCCAAAGTATAGATTCTGCAAGATCGTTAGCTGTTAAAGCAATTTCTCTTTTTTCTACCTGAGTATCAATTGTTCCAGGACATATCTCAGTTATCTTAATATTGTATGAAGGAAATTCAAGTCTCATAGTATCTATAAGACCTTTTTGACCTCTTTTTGCATTTGTGTAATTGCCTCCAGAGCGGTATGGAACTAGACCACCTAAAGAGTTTACAAATACTATGGTTGGAGAAGATGACCTTTGCATGCATGGAACAAAAAGTTGAGACAGATACATTGGTCCACCTACGTTAATGTCGTAAGCTGTTCTAAAGTTTTCCATCGTTTCATTAATTATTAATGTTGGGCTTGCTCCACCCCCTGCATTATTAACAAGAAGGTCTAATGTAATATTTTTGTACTTTTCAAAAAATGTTTTTATTTGATCAGGGCAAGTAATGTCCATCTGATAAACTTCAACATTATCTGAAACAAGATTAGAAACTTTTGATAGATTCCTTGAAACAGCAATAACCCTGTATCCATTTTCAGACAAAAGTTTTACTGTAGCATAGCCAACACCCTTACTGGCCCCAGTAACTATGGCTGTTTTCATTATAATTAGCCTTAGCGACTACGCATTGGCATATCGTTATGTATCCAGTGTCCTGGAATCATATACTTAAATTTATTTTTTACCAAATGAGCAGTATGATAGTATGGTGCTGAGGATGGAAAAATAACAATACTTCCTGCTTTAGGTTTTACAGCAAAATCAATTGAGTTGTTTTTTACTGCAATATCATAATCTAATTCTGGTGATGGCTTTTCCTTGCTTTCGCTATATTCTGAAAGTGTAAAGGATACTTCTCCTCCATCAAAATCATCATTAAGGTATATATTAAATGAATACCTTAATGTTGTGTCTCCATCGTTTTGATCAAAGTGAGACCCCATTCCTACCCCAGCATTGTATTTTTTTATGTTAAAGACAGGAAATAAATTTGGCTCATCTAAGTCTCCCATTTCTTTGGCATAGTCTTTGCAAACCTCATAAAAGGATTCAGAGATTGTGTTGTAAACATAAAGCATTTTAGATTTATATGGTTCTTCCATATTGTTGATTTGAGATAAGTCGTAAGTCTTTGTTAGTCCATAAATAAAAGTTTTATCATTAGATGCAGTCCAGTCTAACCATGAGGAAATTCCATCAGATTTTTCCATATCGTCTAACTCATCAATTGTTTTCATTAGCTCTTCAAAATTATTAATACAATCCTCATAGTAATAAACTTTTTCTTCTAGTATGTGTCTTTTCATTGTTTTCTCTCCTCTAGTATTTATTATTTTTATAAAAGTTTTTTACTTTTATGAAACCAACAAGAACATATCTTATTGGTCCTTTACCTACAAAATTTACTCCGTGCTCAAACTCATCATTTCCAGGAAAAATAATTAATGATCCTGGTTCAGGCTTTAGTGTTAGATTATTTTTCTTAAAAACAAGTTCGCCATCAACATAGTCATCATTTAAATAAAGTATTGTTGCATATTGAATTGATGGATCGGTATGTTGGTCAGTATGTGCTTTTAGCTCAACACCTTCTTGCATTCTTTGTATAGTTGCAAAACCAGATAGCTCAAGATCATTATTTGATATTTGAACTATTCTATTTAATCTTTCATGAATTATTCTGTATAGTTTTGTTTTTCCTATGTTAAAATTTTTATCTTGCCAACCTTGAGTTATTTCAAATTTTCCCTCAGAAACAAGATTTTCAACATCATCCCTTCCAAACTTTTCTAAGCAAAAACGCTTTAAGTTTTGAGTGTATTCTACAAACCATTCTTCTTCTTCAATGTTATTTATAATATCAAACATTTCTTTTAGTTCTTCTTTTGATAGATAGTCTTTTACCAATAAAACATTTTCTGTTATTTCTTCAACAATAAAATTATTGTCTTCTAGTTCTTTCTTTAAAAATGTCTCCATGTTAGTTAAGTCCTTCTATTTTATATTTATTTCCCTTATCGTCAATTTTATATCCTTCTTTAAGGGTTTCTTGCCATTTTGCTCTTTCAATTTCTTGCTTTGCTCTTGTTTCTTTCATTTCTTCTGCCCATGCATCTCTTAGTTCTTGTGGATAGGCGTCTTCTTCTCTATCATCCCAAAAAGAGCCTATTGTGTATCTCACTCCACTCTCTATTAATGACACTTCGTGCATATTGTTAAATCCCCCATCAAAAACGGCAAGCATTCCAACTTGTGGCTTAATTTCTATGTTTTGATCTGTAAACTTTAATAGTCCACCCTCAAAGTCATCATTTAAGTAAAGGAATCCAGCATATCTACTTCTTGTAAAAGCTCCAGAATTTCCTTCAGCATCTGTGTTATCTGAGTGCATTCTTGCATATGCTCCTGGCTCCCACTTTTGTGTATGGTATCCAATTTTGGAAATTGTTTTTGGTTCTAAATCATGAACAGATGCTATAGCTTCTGGCATTGTCTTTTCAATGTCTGAAAAAATTGTTGAAGATAATCCAGCATCAATAACTTCTTGATCTCCATCTTGTGGAAGAATAGACGAGTATGACTCATAAAAAGAAATTGGCATCCATGATATTTTGCCGTTGTCTGCTTGTGCATCTAAAACATTAATCATTTTTTGACAAGTTTTTGCATCAATAAAATTTTCGTAGATAACTATATCTTTTGTTATTCTTTTTTTATTGTTTAAGTTCATGGTTTTCTATCTCCTGTATGATCTGTAATCTCCCAAAAAAATGGACAGGTATATCTTATGCCACTTTTAATCTCTGTTACTCCATGAACATAATTCATATCCCCTGGGAAAAAATACGCTGCACCTTTTTTAGGCTTAAACTGTACACCCTGTAGTGGAAAGTATAGCTCTCCACCTTCATAGTCTTCATTTAAATAAAATAAACTTGAAAGATCATAGTTTGGAAAATCATTAGGAAGACCTGCATCTGGTCCTTCATGTAGTTCTTTATCTGCATGAGGGTTCTGAAACTGGCCTGGTAGCCATCTAACAATAGTTGTTCCAGTGGGAACAACCTTTACTTTGTAAAACTCTTCAACTATAGGCTTTAGCCTTTTAAACAGTCCTGCAATTACTGGAGCAATGGTTGGATCATTTTTATCTAGAGTTGGACTGGTTGCCACTCTGTCTTTCCAGTATTCAGAGTCATAGACAACTGTTCCATTTTCATTAACATGGCTTTGGGTTACATCCCAAATTGTCAAAGACTTTGCAGCCTTTTCTAAAAACTCTATTTCTTCTTGAGTCATAAAGTTTTCTAGCTCAACAATCATTTCTTTGCCATTGCCAAACCAACCAGAGGGTGTCATTGAAGGTTTTCTTATTACGACAGAAGCGTTTAAATTATCCATGATTAGATTATACCATTCTTCCATTATTTTCTACGGAAAGACGCAAAACTTTTGTTTCGTGGCTTCCCAAGCTTTCACCTTTTTCATTTACTGCATCTCTGTACCAGTCTGTCCAATTACCAACTTTGTTTATTTCCTGGGCAGCAATTCCATATGACTTATGTTTATCTTGTCTAATGTTTCCTGGATCCTGATAGTCGTATACCTTAATACAAGTGTTATCTAGATCAGTTAAAGAAATTGGAATAATTGTTGCAATTGGATCTCCTGCTTTTATGAATATTTCTTTGTTTGGGATTTTTGCCTTTATTGCTAGTGGAAAATCATTATCAAACCAAGAAGTGCTTATCAAAGAAGACATAACCTCAAAATCTAAATTAAAATAATTTACTGGATTTATTACAAAAAGACTAATATTTTTTTCTGTTTTAAAGGTTAGTCCAGTTGTGAAGCTTACACTTGACTGACCTCTTCCAGTATAAATCAAATTATCTTCAGTTAAAATTTTAACATTGTCTGGTGATGTATCGTTTATTCCATTCCAAATAAACTTAATATCTTTTTTCCATGATAAGTTCCAGCCAATCATATTTGCTTGAGTAACTGGAAAACATCTATATGCATGCTTTTCTGGAGTCTTGTCCATCCAATCTCTTTTTATTGACATTGGAGATATTGCTACATTAGAGTTAATTCTTTTTTCTACAGAAATGTTTAACATAATTAATTATCTGGAGTATACATCTCTGGAGTATGAAATTTTTTATTAAAGTCTAGCATAGTAACAATAGAATATTTTGTTCCTGAGTGAACTGGCATTGCTTGATGAGGATACATATAATTAGATGGAAATATAAAAAGATCTCC